GAAAACTCCACAACACAACACGAACGCACACGGCACGACCCTAGTTTGATTTCTGTGATAAGGAAACTCAGCAAAGCCCTGAACACAGCAACATACTATGGCTACCCAAGTGCGAAGACTCCTCGACCAAGTCTCCGACCCATCTACAAAGGCAGCTTATTCCGAGCTATGTTTCTCCAGAGCTAAGGACGCTGCAGCTAAGGCTGCCACCCTAGCACCCTTCGCTGTCTCAGATGCAGAGGCAGTTACCCTGGAGAGGCTCGGAATCACTACCTCCCCTTTCGCCACCACATCCCACACTCATGCAGCAGACAAAATACTGGAGAATGATTGTCTAGCCTTAATCGGCCACTACTTACCCAAGGACCCCGTGACTTTCATTCAGCTCAAGAAGTCTAAGCTGCATCTACTACATAGGGGTCCCGACCAAGACACGCTCACCAATTACTGCCACGAGCCTAAAGACGTGTTACGGTACGGGATCACGAATCCACACTCTTGCCCAAAAATCCAAACCCAGTATGCCGTACTAGCCGACACGCTACACTTCATGTCCACCATGCAGCTTGCTGTGTTATTCAATAAAAATCCCACCTTGGACAGATTATTTGCAACGCTGGTACTGCCCATTGAGGCCCTCCACAGACTTCCCTCTCTATTCCCGGAAGTCTACCGCCTGGAGTACTACGAAAATCATTTTGCATACATGCCAGGCGGCCACGGGGGGGGGGCCTACGTCCACTCCTACGCCACACTCAAGTGGCTGTCTACTGGGCAGGTCGGCACCCATGGTCCGGGGCTAATATCATTTGGCATCACGGACTACCTGAGCATAGAGAAAATAGAAACCAAAGCGGCACACCACGTGATGCTCATCCAACGCCGCCGTGCTCGAGTACCATGGCCCCTACCCCCAGTGTGGGTCTTCCAGGCTTCTGACTACGTACGCCTTCCACACATATTCTACCCCCCGGAAGCCAATGTGCGCAACACGTATCAAGACGTCTTTGTTAAGAGGCTTCAAGCGTACTGCTTCTCCGTCAAAGCCGTCTCACTTAGAGACATATTTGCCAAGATACGCCAGGTGGTGGAGACCCAAGAGCTACGTAGATATTCCATGGCAGACCTCATCAGGCTAGCTAACTTCCTACTTTTTACCACCGCCATGCAGCAGGTCTGCGATTACCAGTCCTTCCTGACTAAGGGCTTTCTAGCTAGGTTAAGTGCAAGAATCCAAGCTCGCATCAGGTCCCTCACCGAGGGTCTCATGGGACAATCTTCTTACGCCGCATTGTTGAGCGTGGCGGACACAATCCCAGTGCCGTTCACCACCAAGCCCATTTCACGACCTGCCCAAGGCGAAGACTGGTATCATGATCCAGATGAGGAGGGAGATGAGCCTGAACCAGAGAATGATTCCAGCACCCCATCACTTGAGGACCTGGATCTCCTTGCTGAACTTGGGGAAAATCCGAAGGCCACAGCTCCCGGAACGCACGAGAACAAGACCAGCAATGATCCAGCACTTGAACGCAAAGACATTGAGGTTCCCTCCAGTGCCAGCCCAAAGCCAACTCGGCAGCCCCTACTGGAACATGTAATCAGCTCCGAACAAGATCAAGACCTGACCCTGGACGAGCTAGAAGCTATGTTGAAGGCAAAGCCCCCAAGCACACAAGACAAGGGCACTGTTGGCCACCAAATGTCTGACAGGGTCTACATACCACATGGAGAGGGGACGAGCAGTGCGCCTCACAACGGAACCCCTGAGCACGGGAGGGAGCACGCAGGGTCTGACGAGCATATCCAATTTGGCACCATTGGGGAGGATGACCTCCTAGAGGACTTGCTAACCCCAACACCTACCAGCGAGGTGGGCACTACAAACTCGACGGCGCAAGTTCAAGCTCCACGTGCCGGACCCGACCCAAAGGCCAACGCCGAGGCGCACACCCTGCCTAAACGCACGGTTGACATACTCAGACTCCATGGGTTCACTAACCTCAACCAGCAATTTTCCGATGTTGGTGCCATTCAGCCTGTTATTTACAACACCAACGCCGCCAACCTCAAGCTGGCCCCACCCCCACTATCCAAGCTCAACAAGGTGTTGGATACCATGGCTCAAAAGCTACAGCGAAGGTTCTATTCGTACGTCCTAGACAACAAAAGAGCAACCGCCTACATGTCTGACGTCAAGAATAACCTCACTGGACTAGTTCTGCCCAAGCTCGATCGGAACATATTGTCGGCATGGGTTTCACTAGCTGAATGTTCAAAACGCACCGTCAGTGTACTAGTCATCCACGGAGCAGGGGGTGCAGGGAAGAGCCGGGCGATCCAGGAGATGCTGCGAAATCATGGAGAAGTGGCCGACAACACCAACGTCGTGGTCCCAACTGTCAATTTAGTACTGGACTGGAAATCCAAGCTACCGGAAGTGGATCCAAAACATTTCATGACGTTTGAGAAAGCTTGCGAGAGAGAAGGTAAGGAAGTAGTAATTTTTGACGACTATGGCAAGCTACCAGCGGGGTACATTGACGCCTACCTGAGCATTAAGCCCACAGTGGAAACTGTCATACTGACGGGTGACCAAAGGCAATCAGTGCATCATGCCACCAATCGAGAGGCTCAGACGGCTAATCTCAAGACTAACGTCCAACACTTCAGCAGATACTGCGACTACTACGTTAACGCCACCCACAGACAGCCGCAGCGCCTCGCGAATCCGATCCAAGTACACGCGGAGCGGAAAACAGGGGGTGCGGTACACAGAGCTAACCTCATCCCTGACACTGCAACTGTTCTGGTGCCCTCTTTTACCACACAGCAGTCGCTGAACGGCCTGGGTCGTAGAGCACTAGCCTATTCGGGCTGCCAAGGCTTGACCTTGCCTCACGTCACAATAGTGCTGGATAACGACACGCCATTGTGCTCCAACGAGGTCTTATACACCGCATTCTCACGCGCCCCCGAATCCATCACTTTCGTGAACACCCACTCAGACCACCCAGACTTCCTCGCCAAGCTGGACTCTACACCATATCTCAAAACTCTGTTAAGTGGAGTTCGAGAGGATGAGCAAGCTGGCAAGGATGACCCACTACCCAAGCCTGAAGTGCGTGAGCCTATGATCAAGACCCACCTCCCGGTAGCCAACCTTGAGACTTACTTGGAGGACAAAGTTGAGCAAATGGAGGACAAGGATACCAGAGAGCTATGGGACGGCAAGGAAAAGACTAACCTGATGCAGACTCAAGACCCCGTGGTCCAACTGTTTCCGCATCAACAGGCTAAAGATGAGGCTCTCTTCAAACTCACCATAGAGCAGCGCATCCGCACTGCAACTCCAGCTGAAAATTCCAAATCAGTGCAGCACACATTGCAAGCTGGCGACCTCCTTTTCGAGGCCTACTCAGATTTCATGCGAGTGCCCAAAGAACCGCAAACGTTCAATCCAGACTTGTGGGAGCATTGTAAGCAGCTAGCCCTCCGGACGTACGTGAGCAAACCACGCAACAATTTGGAGCAAGGCAAGACCAGGCAGGACCCCGACTTCCCAGAGAATGCCATAGCGCTATTCAACAAGTCCCAGTGGGTGAAGAAGCTAGAGAAGGTTGGCTTCAAGTTCAAAGCAGGCCAAACAATATCCGCCTTTAAGCAAAGCACAGTTCTGTTGACCACCACCATGGCTTTGTACTTAAGGAAGAAACGTCTGGAGCATCAGCCTCAGAATGTGTTCATCATGTGTGAGAAGACACCTGCTGAATTTAATGACTTCGTGCTAAATCGGTGGGACTTCAAGACCCCATCCTACACGTCCGATTACACGCAGTACGACCAGTCCCAAGACGCGGCCTTCCTCAACTTTGAACTCCGGAAGGCTAGGCATCTAGGCGTGCCCGAGGAAGTGTTAGACTTCTACAAATTCATCAAAATACATGCGAAAACTTTCGTCGGCAACTTAGCAATCATGCGACTGAGTGGAGAGGGACCCACCTTTGATGCCAACACCGAGTGTAACATCGCATATGACGCACTCAGATTTAAGCTAGCACCCACTGTAAATGCTTGCTACGCCGGCGACGACCTTGTTCGGGACCAGGTGTGTGATGAAAGACCAGGGTGGCAATTGAGCAAACATCTATTCACACTACAAGCCAAACCGCTGACCACCACCACACCAGACTTCTGCGGTTGGCGGCTAACACCCCATGGGATAGTCAAGTCACCTATTCAGCTGTACCAATCATTGCAATTGGCGTTGCGGCTGAACAAGATGGAAGAAGTTAAGAGGTCTTACGCCATCGACTACAGCTACGCCTACAAATTGGGCGATAAGCTCCACGAGGTCTTCAACGAACAAGAGCTGGACGCACACCAGCTTACCACAAGAATATTCGTGAAGAAAGGCCTCAAAATTCCAGAAACAGGTGACCACCTTCCCCAATTCAACGTAGTCTCAGACCGCCTGATCACCAACCCTCACTACAAGGAGATGCACGACTCAACTTCGGACCGAACGTTGCTCTCAGAGTTTGAAATACAGGAGGACTACGTGCCAGATTACATTCCCCGCATCATTCAAATATGATTTGCCACCGGGCCGTTGAGTAGCTTATGTTTTGCCTAAATCTGAAGATGAAACTCAACGAGCTCGATTTCCTACTGACGTCACAGGGCTTCGAACGAACTAACTACCCACTCTCCTTCCCGCTTGTGATTCACGGCGTACCCGGCTGTGGCAAGAGCACTCTCATTAGAACACTGCTAGTTGATATCAACACAGCAGCTCGCACTTGCGGTACGCCCTACGGTGCGACGCTTCAACATCCAGGGGTCTTGGCCCCCCGCGACCACCCAATAGCCCCATCCATCGATCGACGGATACTAGACGAGTATCAACTCGCTGATACCCGCACCATAGCGGACTTCAACGTATTATTCGGCGATCCATACCAGGGCTCCTTTCGACTTTCACCCCATTACACCAAGTCGCTGTCGCACCGCGTCCCAAAACCCGTTTGCGAGTTCCTCAGAACCAGAGGTTTTGACATTGCTGGGGAAAGGTCAGGGAGGATCACCACCGCGAACCCATACTCGCCAGAACTCAATAGCACTGACTGGCTCAAGCACACCATACTCCACTTAGGCCCGGCCTCAGCTGCGCTCACTCATTCCCACGCCATCTGCAGCCGCAGCTCCGCAGAGGTTCAGGGTCTCGAATTCGAGAACACTACCGTCGTGTATCACTCTAGCGAAAAGACCCAGACGGTGCCCTTCTACGTGTGCTGCACTCGAGCCTCCCAGTCCCTCACGCTCACCTCAGACGAGTTCCATGAGTTTCACACCTCCGCCTGACTTCAGCAAGGTCTACCTCGCCGCCGTAGCTGGAATGTGCGCCACACTTGCAATCCACATTCAGATCTCGAGTCGGAGACCCCACGTAGGGGATAATATCCACCACCTACCGCACGGCGGCCACTACCAAGACGGCAACAAGCGAATCATCTACGCCGGATCACACTACTCAAACCAACTCCAAACTGGCGACCACTGGGCCGCGATACTCGTGGCTGTCCTCATACTTGCCATACTTGTTAGTGAGCGGTGCCTTCGCCCTTCTAACCGCTCTTGTCCTCACCACCACTAAGCCTCAGCGACCCACGTGCCTAATCACCGTGACCGGGCACTCCGTTTCCGTAGAGGGTTGTCAAGGCGTCAACGTTGCGGAAATCATCCAGAGCTTTGCTTGGAGCAGCAATGGCGCCCCTCAGCGTTGACTTCTTCAACCAAGCTCACACTTATGTCGTCCAGCTCCTTGAGAGGATCCACAACAACACCATAGTCCCCATGGGCCGAACAGTTAACCGCATCGGCGGCGAACTCGACCAGGGCTTGCGTGACATAAACGCTAAATTGGATGTAATTACCAGTCAAACGGCCTCCGCCCCAGCTACGACTGTGGACGATGCACGCCAGATCCCAATAGAGGGCCCAGCTAGCCCAACCCTCACCGGTAATCCTCTCATCCAGCAGACACCATCCGCGACGCGCTTCTTTTCAGACTCGAACGCCGTGCTATCAGAGACTCAACGCATCACCAGAATTCTACCGTCCAACACTTTCCCGATGCAACCTAGCACCCTCCCAACGGATGAACTCTTTGGACAACTTCACGCTCTACACCAGAATCTCCTCCAGTGGAGCATTGACATAGACAACAGAGTGCAACAGCTGGCCTCCTCAGTCAACGCCAAACTGGACGCGGTGACATTCAACAGTGCCAATCAAGTTTCCACCGCAACACTAAATCGCCTACTTGAGGAACTTCACGCCAACATGGCCACCAGCCAGCGCACTGGGGAGGCTGCTCAGACCATGCTAGAGCATCTTGCTGATATTCAACGCCGTCTGCCAAGCACTGCCCCGTCCGACGCACTGCAACAACTTATCCAACTGCTCTCCACCAACAGGCCAGTCGAAGAAACTACACCCACTGCCACACCTCATTCGGAGCTGCCCGCCTTGAACCCAGTTCACAACGCGCTTCGCTGCCGCACTTACGGCAGCATTGAATTCAACGGGCAAACGTTCAAACGCCCTATAGACTTTGTCGGGCGTCCGCCATCCACCACACTCCATTTGAGACTGGACGTCCGTCGAGCTGCAGACCACACAGCGGTCCACTTCACGCTTCACGACCTTGACCGAGTCCTTCTTGAGCAGGTCATACAAACACCGCATCAACTCCAGCACCTACCGGACGATGCACTCTTCCTCATTAACCTCCACTGCCCCCGCTTCACGTACCGACGTGAAGCGGGTTGTTAAGTTGTTCCAAAGTCTGAATTAACAACTAACAGCCCTCCAGCCATCTGTGAATACATCATGCCTGACACACCAGCTAACCCGCCAGCTAACCAAGCCCCGAACCCTGTGAACGCGCCCAATCCACCACCGCCACCACCACGAAACCCCGCTTCTGGCGGGTCTTCTGCTAATCCACTCATACCAGCCGACGATGAGTTGGCGACCCTTGGCACCACTGTGCAAGCCAACAAAGTGGCCACACAAGATGCAGTCTCTGCCGTACTAGCGGAGCTACAACAAGGCTTTCCAAGCGCCACTGCCATCGATCTTGTCTCCCTTGCCTGGGCCTGCTACCACAACGGATCCTCCCGGTACGTAACCCTGGAGGGATCATCTGCCCATGGCATCCCTTTAGCCAGCATCAAAGACGTGGTTGAGAACCACTGCACTCTGCGCCAATTCTGTATGTACTACGCCAAGCTGTGCTACAACAAGGGCCGCAGCGACAAGATCCCACCTGCCAACTGGGCCGCCAAGGGTTTCAAGGCCGAGAGCATGTACGCCGCATTCGACTTCTTCAACGGAGTGTTGAATGAAGCAGTCCCAAAACCTCGCACTGGCATGAAGTTTGTGCCGACCGAAGCCGAGAAGGCCGCACATGCAGTGAACGCCATCATGGCAATCACTGAGTCACGCCAACAAGCCAACCAATTCTCAAACCGGGGAAACATGCTCGCCATGCAGCAGATCCGCACACCAGCACCACCACCACTCATTACTTTCGACAACTAAGCCAACAGGCCGCCCCATTGTTTTCGCGATTTTGTTAGGGGTTCAAATCTTCAAAATCGCTTCCGCAACTTAATTCGGTAATTTGTTTCAGGGTCCCACGTGACCCCCAG